CCTGATAGACTGCCTGCGGCTGAATTGAATCAAGCAGATACGCAAGCTCGCCCACTGCATAAATGTGCTTCGTGAAGTCGAAATTCTGCGTGCATTCCCTGACTTCGCCGCAAAATATCTCTTCTCCGTCTTTCAGAACGGTTATGATACCGCTTCTGAGCTGTGCCCCGTCATCAAAATCGTGATACCTGAGGTTATGTTCGGGAATATCGCACTCAAAAGAGCCCGCCTCATTCAAAGCGGTTTCTAACTTCGAGTTGAATATCGAATATGTCTCGTCATTCGGGTAATACAGCAGATTATCGTTAAGGTATACTTCGTAGATCATAAGAACCTCTTCCTGTATGCTATGGAAACTACACCTATTCCAACAAAAGTAACGCTTGTGGTTGACTCACCGCCTGCCTTTATCTGCGGGAATCTGTACGTGCCACTTGTGGGCATATACAGCGTCTTAGGCGGATTTGTCGGATATATGACACCGAGACCCGCACCGGCCTGCGATACGATAAATGACGGGCTGTTTTTGATGCCGCCTGCCGGTAACGTGACCACCGTAGTGCCCGAAACCGTTATATCCGCTGTACTGATGATTTCGCCGTCTACGAACGAGAACGGATCCCACAACCACGGATCATGAGTGTCGAGCAGTCCGTATTTGAACGGTTCAGCCGTACCGCTCAGGACTACCTTGTTTGAGTGTTTGTTTGTTTTCTGGGAATCAAGCTCAAGTCTGACAACGTAGTAGTGCTCGAGATCGTTGTCGGGTATCATGAGAAGCTTCTTACCATGAATGAACTGTGCCAGATCGTGAGTCACGACAGGCCAGTGCATCAGATCGCCCATGAATATAAACTCGAAAGATAAGCCGTCCCGGTCACAATACGGGATAACTCCGCCCGCTTCTGTCAGATCTACGGATCCTGACGCGAACGGAAGATCTACCGTATTGACCTTCGTTTTCGGCATCGGAATGTACATAGATAACATTCTCAGTCCGAAATCGGTATATGTATGCTTTGCGATAGTGTTATCCAGAAGATAATCGTGGATATCTGCATCTATCAAAGAAAGTCCAAAATGTGATGCGCTCATTTATACTCTCCTTATTGCGAATCTGCCGAGTGTCGTATCTACATATTCTGCTGTGATAGATCCGACCGCTCTGCCGTCCATGTATACACCCATGCCCTGAAGGACTTCTGCTACTGCCGCTGCAAGTCCGCCGTTCGTAGCGCCGCCCACATATCCGCCTGATACGTTTGCCGTAATATTGCCAAGTGAAGCGTTAACACCGTCCGCCACACCGTCCATGTCCTCAAGACCTTCTTCCATACCTTCCACGCACATCTCGCCGATCCATTTGAACTTTTTGGAAGGCGATGCGATGCCGAAGAACGACTTAATCGCTCCGAGCGCATTATTGCAAAGGCTTTTTATTTTTCCGATAAGCCATGAGGTAGCGTTCGAGATACCTTCGCCGAGACCTTTAATGAGATTGAGACCGGCTTCTTTCATCTGAGGCCATGCGTTCTTGAGTGCATCCCATATTCCCGTAATGATCTTCGGAATAGCCTTGAGAACTTCGGGAATAGCCTTGATGAGACCTTCCGCCAGAGTAACCATAAGTTTGAGCGATGCCTCAACGAGCTTCGGAGCGTTTCGGATGAGACCTTCCACCAACTTCGTGATGATTGTAGGCAGTTTCTCTATCAGTTTCGGGATAGCATCTACCAAGCCAGTCGCAAGCCCGATGATGAGCTCGATACCGGCATCGATAAGCATATCTATATTATCGAGAAGGGTATCAACTATCTCGAGAACCACATCAACTATCTGTGGTATGAGTGTCGGAAGTGCCTGAGCTATACCTTTTGCAAGCTCAACTATCAGCTCGAGACCGACTTTGACGATCATCGGCAGATTTTTAATAAGAGCATCCACCAAGCCCTTGACAATCTGCATTGCCCCCTGTAAGAGCTGTGGCAGTGCCTGGATAATGCCTTCGATGAGCTTATTGACTATCTGCATGCCCGAATTTATGAGTGTCGGAAGGTTCTGAACGATAGCATCACACAAGCTCATGATGATCTCGCCGCCGAGCTCTACCATTGTCGGCAGTAAATCCATGAGCTTCTGTGACAGGGCATCCACACCCTGCTTGATCTGCTCGAGTCCTTCCGTTTTATTTCCTGAGAAAAGTTTTGTCAGACCATCCGTAACCTGAGTGACAGCCGGTAGCAATTCTGCTGTCATGCCTCTTTTAAGTCCGGCAAAAGCGGTCTGCATATTCTGAAGGCTGTCCTGAAACGCGGCTGATGCCTTGACCGCATCTTCTGACATAACACCGCCCAGATCATGCACCTGATCTCTCATAGCGGCGGTCTCTTCCGCGGTCATATTGAGCAGCGGGCCCAACTCAGTCGCGCCTTTACCGAGAAGCTTTGACGCTATCGCCGTCCTCTCGGTGCCTTCTTCCATTTCCTGAAGCCGTGATATGGTAAGCGCAAATAGATCTTCCTGAGAGAGTGTTGCAAGCTCTTTCTGGGAGATCCCCAACTTTTCGAACTCATCCTTTCCTTCCACCGCGGCATTTGCGAGCGTTTTCATGGAAGGCTTGAGCGCTTCGATGGAAGTGCCACAATGCTGCATAACAAAATCCCATTCCTGATATGCATCAGTCGAGACACCCATTTTCTGCGACATTTTATCGATATTGTCACCGTAAGCGGCTGTTTCTGCTACGCCGTCAGCCAAAGCCTTCGTTGTCGCTACTGCTGCCGTTGTAACCGCCGCAAAGCCTGCTGCCGCTACACCGAGTCCTGTCTTTGCGACAGATCCGATGCCAGACAGCCCGGTCTTGACTCCATCGGTATCAAGTTTGGTATCAAATACTAAGGTTCCGTCAGCCATTATTCCCCACCGAATGTCTTGTTAAACTCTTCGAGCTCTTTCTCTTCCGCGCTTGTCATCCGTCTGATCTCCCAAGCGCCCTTGAGCCGTTCGTACTGGTCTACGTTCTTTTTTGCATCCTCGCGCTTATACAGCCGGTACTGCATAACCTCATGCATCTTGGTCGAGCCATTGAGACCTTTTATCATCGCCAGGAACTTATGCCAGTGCAGATACTCGATGTCAAACAGGTCGATACCGTACTGACCGAGTATTGCCGCATATATCAGCTCCGCATCTATCTCCCAGTCGATGACTGTCACGTCATCATCGTCTGATATCTTCCGTGGCAATTCGCACGGTGGTCTCGAAAACGCGAGAAGCTCCTTAATGTCCGGGTTGAACGGTACGTCATTCTTGAACAGGTAGTCTATCGGGAAGTTATCCCCTTCGCGCCAATTTGTTACCTGAATCTCGAACCGCATCCACACCCGAAAATCTGTATAGACAGAAAAAGCTCTGCCGTTACAGATAACCGTGTTAGGCAAAGCTTTTATCAGGTTCATTTTTTGATACCCTTCATATCATCCGTGGCTTTTATTAGCTCCGATACTTTGTCGAGCGGTATCTCATCGAGTGACTGCTGTACCTTGCTTCGGTTATAGTCATCTACGGGTCTGTCGTAGGCATCTATAATCTTCTTACAAGTGATGGTCAGCACCGAGAGATCTAACTCTTCGAGCTTGTCCCCGCCCAGGAACTCCTTCGCCACTTCCTTACCAAGAATATCTATCACAAAAGCATGCTGCTTCTTGTACTTCTCCCTGATACTCAGATCCTTCCGGGCATCCGCCTTTGATAGATCCTCGATCTTCTCAACAACCTTCAGCGTCTTACCGGGCAGATCATAACTCTGCATATCATCGGAAATAATCGTGTAAATCATCGCTCTAATTCTCCCTTCAGTGTTATATTCTCTTAGGCGTTTGCTGAGAATACCGGCACGCCATCATTGACGGTAGCGGTACCCTTCGTGATGTTACCGAACGCGATGTTCCAGTAAATCTTTTTATCCTGAGAGTTGAAATTCTTGATTGTAAGAGTAGCTTTCGGGCAAAGCCATGCATGGTACGATGCCGTGGATCCTGTCGAGATATTTCTCGGGAATACCACAAGCGCCGGTCTCTTCGCATCTTCCCCGGAAGGAAGCTGATAGAAGAGGTTCTCCATGAACTCATACATCGGGTTACCGTCAACTGTGACGATTTCCTGATCCATTGTGGGCTTATACTTGTCAAGCTCTGTGACTGTGTTGTCATCATCTATGAAGTCATAGTCAACCGTTTCGGCATTGAGCTGCAGATCGAATACTGTGGACTTGTCAATTCTCGTCCAGTCGTATGAAGACGTGCTGTCACCCGTGTCCAGGAAGATCAGTGACTTACTTCTGTTGAGTGTTGTAAGTGCCATGGTTTTTATCCCCTTTCTCTGAGATAAGTAACATTAAGTGATATCTGATAGAGAAGATCCTCGTCCGTTGTTTCAAACGGATAAGGACATCCCGTGATTTCGACCTTGTGTATGGTCCTGTTACCCGTCAAAGTCGGATAGTCGTGCGTAAGAAGATAATCATCTACCGCGTATACAAGGTTTTCCATCTGCTCATCAGCATCCTCGCGCTCGGTCTCTGACAATGAGTCGAGACGGCCAAAGAACTGATATGCTTCAGTGATGAGATGACTTCCGTCAATCTGTTCCTGTACCACACGCGCCGGCGAACGGAATATGCCGTATCTTCCGGTGCCGTCACTTATGTGATTTGTGTGAATCGTAAATCCGAGCTCATCGAATATCTCTACGATTGCGGCTGATATCGTGTTAGCCATTTGACACCTTCTTTGCTCCCTCAAGGATCTTGTCCTTGTACTGAGCTTTCATGCGCTCGAACCAATAATTCCCGCGCTGAGGTCCTTCTTGGAAGTTTGCGGGCATGTAATACCACCTTCTCGCATACGGGGTTGACCATTTGACCTCGCCGCTGCCGATCTGGGTGTTTATGATGCCCGAATCTATCAGAGTACCCGTGTCTTTTGGGATCATCGGCTCGCATAACTGCAAACACTGGGTATCAATAAACTGTTGAACCCTGCCGCCTTCATCCAAGCCATGAGTGCTCATAACCTGGGGAATGTCGCATTCGAAAGACTCGAAAACGAACTTATCTGCAGCCATGTTATCTACCTACTGTGACCTTGATGTTCTTCAGAAAGTCGCGGTTGCTGTTATCATTAACGCTCTGGATGATACCGCCTTTGTTCCGTTTGATGACTTCTGACAACTTGAAGCTTGATGTTGTAGGGTTATCAGGCACGTTGCCATAGAGAATTGCATCCTCATCCGCTGCCGGATCCAGATGCAGATCTTCATAGGTTCCTTCCGGGAACGTGATAGATGCGAACTTATCGACCTTGATTTTGCCGTTATTGTTGACTCTATCTTCCTTATCAGCCCACTGAACACCTTCAACCACGGTACGGGACCATGATGACGTGGTTCTGTTATAAATTGTGACTGTATCGGTAAAATGAGCCATTAGTAAGCACCTACCAACCCCGAGCCGGATAACCACTGTTTGATACATCCGCGCATCTCTTCTGTCAGAGCTTCCCTTGTCTGTACCTCAGAGGCATAACTCTCGGAATATCCATCATTCGAAACGCTTGTTACTCCCATACCCTTGCCGGATCGAGAGTCCTGCGTCATCTTGTCAATGACATTGCATATGCAGTCCTGAAGAACGTCATATCCAAATGTATCTGTGGTAATTTCGGACCATCTGACGGGCCCGATCACTGACCGAACTTCCGCTTCAGCCAGTGGTTCTACCCGTTCAAATTCAGTCTGATCTGTAATTATGTTGTGATGGGAGCTGTAATAGCTCCATGTTACGATAGCAGCCATTTCAGCCCCCTTTCACACATCAGTGGATAACTACCTGAGCGGCAGAAGTTACCTTAAATCCGCTGTTCATCTCAACCTGAGCCTTTGAGCCGTTGAAGTTTTCGCTGTTGACGATCCTTGCAACGTCTACGTTGGTTACGATGCTGAGAGCTTCCTTGTTGTACATGATGAAGTCTACGCCCGAGAAGCTTGCGGTTACCTTCGAGCCTGCTGCGTTGTAGTACTCGCCGCTTGCGGCTGCGAGAGCTGCACACTCAAGAACGGTAAGACCGAGCCACTGACCAACAGTGCCTGTTCTGTTGATGAACTCGTTTGCTTCAGGAACGAACTCAGAGCCTGCTGCCTCAAGGATGCAAGCGAATGTATCGGGAGATGCCAGAAGGACATCAGCCTTACCCTTTGCAGATACGATCTGCTTACGTGCATCGATGATAGCCTTCTTAACGCTGTTCTTCGTGATTGAAGCGGTAGAGCTTGCTGTCGTACCTTCTGAGATAAGGCAAGCAAGTCCTGCAGCGTTCCAAGACTCAGCAACCTCTGCAACTGCTACTGAGAGCTCTTCGTTTGCAAGGTTGATACCTACTGCTGCGGCCTGTACGCCGTAGATCTTCTTTGACTGCTGGAAGTTGTTGTTGAGCACGATCTGGATGAGGCTATCAGAAGCCGTAACATCCGTGAAATCTCTTCCGGGTGTTCCAACGCCTACTGCAGTTGTTGCAAGCTTGTGCACATAGATGCCGCCTGCAGGACCTGTCTCGTATTTGTCTGTGAACGTCTTTCCGGGTGCGAAAACTGAATTGTAGTAGAGATTGGGCTCGATAATCGGGCTATACTTTTCGTCAACATTGACATTGCCATACTGTACTGACATGATAATTCTCCTTTAACTTTTGAAGGTCAGCGACATGACTCATACTCTGCCATGCCGGTGAAAAACTAAGGGTTACTTTGCCGGATGATAATACGGGTTGTTTTTGTATATCTCATCCAAGGTGTTCGGCTGTCCGACCGAGTTTTTGATGGTCCCTATCGGAGACCCCTGCCCTGTAGGCTTCGCTTCGTCCTCGCCAAACAGCATCTTGCTATCCTCTGCTTCCGTAAGTGCCTTGAGTGCCTTCGCAATATCCTCTTTCTGGTTCTGGGAACTCTTCAGAGCATCCACATCCAGAAGTGCGGTAATTGCTTTGGCATTCTTGCCTTTTGCTTCCGCGATAGCGCCTTTGAGAAGATCATTGAAGTCTCTGTCGGCTATCTTTGCCTGGTAGTCGGACTCGTTCTTTTCGATCTGCGCGTTAAGCTCATCGATTCGCTTCTGCATCTCTCCAACATCGACACCCTCAAAGTCCTTAAGGGACTTCTTTGCCTCTTCCAAGGAAGCGGTGAGGCTATCTACCTTGTCTTTCTGCTTCTGCCAGTCCGCAACGGGCTTGTAGTTTTCCTTGACTGCATCAACGATCTCGGTTTTCTGCTCGTCCGACAATTCGTACTTCTCAAGTATCTTTTCAATGTTCTGCATATTCATGCTCCTTCCTTAAATGACTTGTTGACCGCGCTTTCTGCGGTAGGGAAAAGCCTTCTGCCGGAATCGAACCGGCGAGCCATAAGGGGGACTCTGAACCATCAAGGCTGTTGATAAGAAGACCAAGTATGTTATGAGGAGGTAAAAAATGAAGCATCTGTTATTTTATTTTTATAGGGGGCATCGGGAGCGATACCGACACCCCCGGTGTATTGTTACCCACTGAAGGGAGTACACCCCTGCTCACAATATTAACATAACACCCGTATTTGTAAATATCAAG